CCATTACTAAACAAACTTGTTGCAGGTGTTATAAATTCATATGATTTATCTTCTTTTTGTAATATTTTAAAAGGATTTTGTGTATCACTCGTAGGGTATAAAGGATGCTTAATACCAGCACTGTCTACTGATAAAACTCTAGTATAATTAACATAATCGTGTGGAAGTATCATTGTGAGTGAAGGTGGTAAAACTATTTCTTGAGATTTTATAGACTTTAGAGTATCAAAAGATAATTCAGCTAAAGATCTTTGCGCATAGAAACGCACGTCTCTTGTACTAACTTTACTTATTATTTTTTCTTCGCCAGTATAAACTACTAAAAACTGTCTTATAATATTGTCAAGTGATGTAAACTGGTAGTTACCAAAAGCTGATGGATTATTGTAATAATCGTATTGTGATTGTTCTAGTATTCCCATTTATTATTGTTTTTCTTGTTGGATATTTTTTATGTCTTCTTGTGATGCTATTGATAAAAGATTATTATCTTTCATAGCTATAGCTGCTAGTTGTAATATTTTTATAACTAGTTTTGTTTCTTCTGAGCCGTGTAAATCAAAGTCTGAAGATAGGTCTGAGTTGTAAACAGGATTAGGAGTACCACCAATATCAACACCGTTCCACTCTACTTTTTTAGGTGTTCTTATATAACTAACTAGCACTCTATCAAAAGGCTTGTTAGTTAAAGGATTAATTAATGTACTTACTCTAGGATATGGATATACTTTTATTCTGTTTCTATCAAAGTTACCACCTGCGGTATAGTGAGTATATATAGGGTAGTTTTGACTCCAGTCTAAAAGCGGTGATAAACCAACATTAGAAAGATCTTTTAACTCTACGTGTTCTGCTTTTCTAAAACCTTGTACTTTTTCATAACTAACTCTTACCATTTCTAATCTATAAAAGTTATCAAAATCATCGTTAAGATTAACATCTCCAAAATTACCTAAAACAGTAGCTACTTTATCATACATTTGAAAGTTAGCTATTTTTTCTTGTAGTATATCTATAGGATCTGCAACTACGGTTTGATTACCGTTACGTCTACCAAATTGAGCTCTATCATAAAAATACTGTTCAAAAATATCCATTTGAGCTTGATTAGCAAACAAGTTAAACTTCACTGGAGGTATATAACCTCTTTGCTCTTTGTTAGCTAAAGCTAAAACTCTTTGATATACTGTGTCTACACTTACTGGCATAATTTTTTAATTTGTAGTTTGTAATCGCCCCGCAGGGCGACTACTCCTACAGTTTGATTAATTTAATCGTTTTTCTATATTTGAATATATTTCCATACCTTCATCAGTTTTAAACCAATGTGCTAAAGCAGTGTATGGATGCTCGTCAAACGGTACAGTCATTATTTTTCTATCATTAGAACCCCATAAAAAGTTTCTTTGATCTCTAGATAATTTAATAATACCAAGTTCAACAGCTTTAATACCAAAGTTTCTAAGCTGTACATTGTCATCAGCAGCTAATTCTAAGAACAAACTAGGGTTGTTACGAGCAAATACTAATAAATCACGTTTAAGCTCTTTAGAACTCATCTTAGATACCGCAGATCCAACCTCTACACGCATAATAGCTTCTGCTAAGTCTAAATCTATTTCTCTAGCTATAACTATAGCGTCTGCTTCTAACTCTAGTATCTCAATGTCACTAGCAGCTTCTTGCACTGGATTGTACTCATAAAAAATATTATCTTTATAAGGATGTATGTCTAAAAGTTTTTGTAATACTGTTTTTTCTTTTTCAACAAATAAAGCTCCGTTTCTAAAAATTATATGTTCTAATCTTTGATCGCCAATCATTTCATCAACAAAAGGAGTTTTTTGGTTTTGACAATATTTAAGTTCTCTTTCATAACCTTTTTCTTCATCAAACCAGTATATGTTAGTTCCTTTTAACATATATGATAAAGGTTTTTTATTTGCTTTTAAATAATAAACTCTATCTTTTATTTCCCACTTTGGTTTTTTTATTTCAACTTTTTTAGGTGTTGGTGTTTCAACAACTGGTGTTTCAACAACAGGTACCTCTACCTCTTCTTTTTTTGTTTTCTTTGCCATAATATAATATATAATAAAATTAATAAAATAAAAGGCCGGGGCCGAAGCCCCAGTCTTTTAAAAATAGTTTACTGCATTAACATAAAGTTGTTTGCACCTTGAGTAATCAAACATCTTTCAGTTAAGAAGTGTATTTGCATCGCGTCTAAAGCAGATGTAGCAGCACCAACAGAACCAGTAACCCAAGACTTCATTCTTCGGTCATCAGTTTGTGAAGCTCTAAATCTCACGTGTAAGAAAGGACGTCTCATACTAGCACCAACTGTTTGGTCGTAAACAGAAGAAGTACCAGCAGGAATTAAGACACCTCTAATCGCGTTAGCAGCGTTAGCAGCGTTAATACCACCTCTTGTAGCTAAATCATTTAAGTATCTAAAGTCAGACTTATAGAAGTCATAAGAACCTCTTCGGAAACCAGAGAAACCTAAATTTAATGCCATATCTTCAGAGTTTTGGAATACTCCGTAAGAAGTACCACCAGCACCGTAAGAGTTCATAGAAGCTAACATATCATCAATAGCTAAGCTAGTTGATCTGTTAACAAACATCATATACTCTTCAATAGCACCTTGTCTATCAAACTCAGCAAGTATTGCATCGAACTCAGCTAAATCAGTAGCAGCATTAATACCATTTACACCAGTAGTAATATTACCTCTATCAGTAATAGCCGCGAATAAACCTTCAGTACCTACGTTTCCAGCACCAGCAGTAGATCCAGCTATAAGGTTAGATCCATCAGCTAAGGAAGCAGCAGCGTTTAACTCACTTTCTAACATTGCCATTTCAATATAGTCAGCAAATCTAGCTCTAGTGTCAGCTTCAGCTTTTAAGTACCATAAGTAACCAGAAGCACCCATTTCAGTAGAAACTTCTACCCAACCAATTCTAGAAGCATCAGAACCTGAAACTTCGTAGTAATCTTTCATGATTATTGGTTTATTAGTAAAAGATCTAAAGTCTGGCTCGTTAGCACGTCTACCAGTTTCTTCAGTAGTAGCAGCACCACCAGTCATATACTGAACTCCTTTACCAAACTCAGATCCATAAACTAATATAGTTGTACCATTAGCAGTAGCGTTTGTTGGTAAGTTAGCTTGTCCATAAGCAGCTACATCTATTGTAGCAGCTCCAGCCGCAGCTGTAACAACTAAACATTTAAATATACCATCAGAGTTTGAAACAATAACAGTATCGTTTACTCGTATACCGTGGTTAGTAGCAGTAAAACCTGCAGTACCATCAATATCGTTTTCAATTGTAATTTGAGTTGTAGCAGCAGTACCAGGGTTTGCACCTCCAGTAGTGTCGTTTACTCTACCTGTGTAAGATAAGTGTAATCTACCTTGTTCAGACCATACTACTTGATCAGCAGTCATAGCCTCTTCTGCACCAACTTGTGATAAGAAACCTGAAATAGTTCTTGGTCCGAACACTTCAGCTTCTCTTTCCATCAAGTCAGGCACATATTGTTGCGCCCAACCTTCGTTTGCTGTTGACGCAAGATCTAAATAATTTGTAGATAGTGCTTGCTGCTGTGGAGCAGGAACACTATTCAAATTAGGTCCATTATTAATTGCCATAATTTTGTAATTTTAATTTGTTATTTTTTGTTTTTAATTCTAAATTTGAAGTCATTTGAATTATTACCTAACACTTTTACTTTCATACCGCCCGTATTAATCTGACCGTTAAACTCTTGTCTTGGATCCATACTAACGTTTTTAGATTTAGCAATACTGTCTTTTAAAGCATCTGCTTTACCTTGTTCATAAAAATGTTTTGCAATAGCATCAGCGTTCATGGCTGTAAATAAAGACTTGTGATAGCCTTTAGTATCTTCCATTTCATTATTTTTATTTAAGAACTTCTTAACAAAATTATTAATGTCACTTTGATTTTCTTTAACAGAACTAGTATCTTTTATATTATATCTAAACTTTTTGTCGCCAACGTTATATTCAAAACCTTTGAACTCTTTGTTAAACAACTGATTAGTTTTATTTAAAAAAGTACGAGTCTGTTTTTCAGCTACTTGTTGCTGTTCTTTTGACTGCTTGTTGTACCTGTTAAAAAAGTCAATGGCTTTTTGCTGTTCTTTAGTAAGCTTATTACCATATTGTATTTCTTCATAGTACTTGGTTTTTGCACTTTCTAAGTGCGACTTTGCTTGAGCAACTTGCTCCTTCAAAGCTAGTTTTTTTCTTTTTATATCTATATCCTCATCCACTTCTTCGTCAAAAGAAAAAGCGTCTTCCATCATAAAGTCTACTTCTTCTGAGTTAAGATGTGGTTTTGTTTGTTTGTAAAATTCTCTTAATAACGATAAGTTGTCTAATTGAGAATAATCTTGATTTAATCTAACATAGTCTTCTAAACTACCACCAGTTTCATTCATAAAGTCTACAAGCTTTTCTATGTTTTCTGGAAGTGGTTTGCCTGTTTCTTGAGCTTCAGCTACAGCTTCTTCCACCTCTTCAACAAGTTCTTCTACTTGTTCTTTTACTTCTTCATCTACTTTTATTTCCTCAACAACGGGTGCTTCTTCATTTTGAACTTCGTTGGTGCTTTCTCCGGTAGGTTCTTCATTTTTTGTTTCGACGTTTTCTTCGAGTACCTTTTCGCTAGTTTCGGATTCGTCGCGTACAGGAACCTCATCTGTGCTTTGCTCTGGAACGGCATCTGTTTCTGGTTTTTTAGTTAAATCTACTTTAGTGATATTATCACTACTTTGTTCTTTGTTTTTACTAAGATCTACCTTAGTAACATTATCTGTTTCTTTTTTCTTTTTTGCCATAATATAATATAATAATAATTAATAATTTTTATCTAGGTCCAAACTGTGACAAGTCACCTATAGACTCAAGCCCTAATACATCATTACCTGATGACTCAAAGTTTTTAGGTGGTTGATTGCCTTTTCTTTGTTCTATTAGTTCAGACTGTTGACTAGCTTGTATTCTAGTTCTTTCATCCTTACGATCTTCTTTTTCTTTTTCTCTTAACTTTAAATTTTCTGTTTCAAGACCTTTTAATCTCATGTTAAACTCAAACTCTAAAGCCATTAGTTGTTGTTTAGCTTGTATTTCTTGTTGTAGCTTTTGTAACTCAAGCTGTGCTCTTAGTTGCTCTAGCTGAGCATCAGACTGTGTTAACGCTTGTTGTTTTTGTACTTCCATTTGCGCGGCAGCTTGTTGTTGTTGCGCGTTTGCTTGTGCTTGAGCCTGTATATTTTGTTGCTTCATTAACTGATCTTGTTCGATCTTTTTACTTCTACGTATTTTTAAAACTTGATTAGCTAACTTAACACTACTTATTTCTCTAATATCTATAGCGTCTTCTAAATCTATTGTCTGTTGCTGTAAAGACATTTGTATATTGTTTTCAAGCATTGCCTTTTCTTCTTCATCTGGCATTAACTCTATAAATATACCAAAGTCATAAAGATGTAATTCAGACATCTCTTCAAGTGTAGCAATGTTATGTACACCTATACTTTGTATAAAAGCTTCTTTTGTTGGTGAATACTCTATTATATCAGATATTCTAAGTGATAGTTGTTCTGCAACTTCTGCTGTTAAAAATAAACCAGAGTCTAATATATGTCTTGTAGCTGTATTACTATTAGCAGCTGCTATTTTCTGTATACCAACTAAAGCTCTATCATCTGGCATGCTACCATCTCTAGCTTCGTTTAATCCGGTTACATCACGTATCATTTGCATGTAGTAATTATAGTTACCTATAAGTGCTTGTATTTTATTACCTCCACTACCAGAAGTTATTTCTTGTATTGGTACTTTACCAGGATTCATATCACCTTCACTTGTAAATGATCTACCAATTACAGATCCAGTTTGAAAAAACATATTTAAAGCTTCTTGCGGATTATAATTAGTACCGTTACCTAAATCTATTTCAGCAAGTCCATCAGCGTCTAAATAAACACCATCAGGTATCATACGCGACATCACTTGCTGTAATTTTAAATGTGTAAGCTGAATCATATCAGCAAAACCAGTAATTCTTTTTACTAAAGAGTCTATATTTCCTTTATACATGCGAGGTGCTACTATACTATAATTCATTTTTACTTTAGTATAATTACTTTTTGGCCTCATCATGTTTTTAGCCATCTCCCATTTTAAAAGCTTATTAGTACCAACAACCATAGCTCCTTCAAATAAAACCTCTATAACTCTGTTTAGTCTAGAAAAATCACCTTCCATACCTTCAGGTGGATTAAATTGATCATCTTTTTCTATAGCTTTCTCACCGCCAGTATTTGTTTCTTTTACTTTGTATACTTCGTTCATATAAGTTTTATAATTAAAATATAAAACTTGTAATTTGTTATTATCAAACTCATCATAACTACTAGCATTTTTATAAGAGTTATTAGTATATAAAGATCTAGAGCTAATAATTTCTTCTAAATCAGATTCTTCTAAATGTGGGAACTGTTTAGCTAATTCGTTAATAGGTATTGTTTTTATTTCACCAACATAATATATATCTTCAAAATAAGGTGATTCTGTATAAGAATAAACTAAATCAGCTGGATCAACATATTCTACAGTAGCGCCTTCGGATGTAGTAAAGTTGGTTTTAACAGCGCCAATACCTAACACTGTTAAATCTCTATAAAATCTTTTTTTAATTAAATCGTATCTGCTACCATCCATTAAAACATTTATAGCTTGTTCTTCTGCTATTTCTACAGCTTGCTTATATGAAAGCTGCATATGTAAATCTAACTCTTCTTGAGTTTCTGGTAATTCGTTTGGATTATTTTGATACAGATTTATATCAAAGTTTTGCTGAACAAAGTCGTTCATTTCTTGAGTACGCATATCATCTAATATAGACTGCATGTATTCAGTTCTTTTTGCGATACCGTAAGGATCTTGTGAATATGCTTTTACGTTATATGC